GCTGCTGCAATAGTTTCACTAGTTCCAGGTTTGCAGTAGCAAAGAGGTATTGCTAAAGTATATCCTAACTCTTGAATACTATCCTCTTGTGCTGTACGCATCCATAGCGGTAAGAAGTTTCTTTCTGTTCTTCCTAGTTTGCTAAATTCTGTTCTTACATTACTTATATTACTAATGTATTTTACAATCTTATTTGGATCACTAACTAAAACTGCATTACTGTCTGCTCGTACTGTGTTTTCAGCTGGTAATGGTCTTTGACTAAGATTGTTTGCTGGTGTGTTTGATAGATCTACTGTTACAGTCTCAGTTCTTGTTTCAATATAAAAGTCTGTACCATATTCAAAGTCTACTTCGGCATTACGTTGTGTTATTGTTAAACTACGTCTATTAGGTACAACTCTTGCTGTGCCGCTTCTTGTATATACTGGAAGATACGTTTGAACAATAGTATCATAGTTTACATTGTTTGGTGTTGTTCTAACACTGTCTACAGTGAACTTGCTATCATTTTTAATTGTAATACTTTTAGCAACTTTGCCGCCTCGTTCATAAGGGTCAACAACTTCTAAATATACTACTTCGTATACAATATCATTAGTTCCTGGTGTTTTAGCTACTGCTGTTTTTAAGTTACTAATTTTATAGTTCTTACGATTAGTAGTTAATGCTGATGCTGCAACATATCTCTCTGCTAGTTTAGTTTCAATACCGGAATAAACTAGTAGTTTAATATCTCTAGTTAATCCAAATTCAGGATCGTTTGGTCTATAAATATCGTTTGGTGGAAATATTGCAGGATCTGTAACAAATTCATTAAACGTTACTCTTTGGTCTTGTTTTAAAAGAGGTTTGAAATAAATGTTTGAATATAGTTTATCGTCTGGGTCAGATACACTAACTGTAAATGTTTTTGTTATTGCACTGTAACCAAAATGGTCTTGTGCTCTTACAGTGAATACGTAATCTCTATCAACTGAAGTAGTGTTTCCGTCCAGCACAAGATTTGCACTATCAAACACAGTTAGGCCTAAATTATCTACAGAACCAAAACTATTAATCTTACCAATAATTTCGCCGTCGTATGCTAGTTCTAAACCTGGCGGGAGTCTTCCATCTACTAATGAATATAAAACAAATGCATCTGGTACATCACTTTTTGCTGTTACACTTAATGTAGAAATATAGTTAGAATTAATATCACCTAAATCTGCATCAGTTACCCAATTAATATTACTATTAACTTCGCCTAACAGTGTAATCTTAAATGTTTTTTTAGTTTCTGCTCTTTCGTCTGCGCCGCCTGTAACACGTATTGCATTAATTGTAAATTTATATTCTCGTGTTACAGCAGGTTGATAAGGAACAATTCCAGATACTTCGCCAGACTGTGCATCTAAACTCATTCCAGGAGGAAGTGTGCTAGGCGAACCATCATCGTTAGTATCTAGTAATTCGTAAACTGTAACACCTAATAAACTGTTAGGGTCAACAACATCTAAAAACAATGTTACATAGTTGTTAGCTCGTCTAAATCCTAAGTCTGCAGGTGTTAGCCAAATTGGAGTTCTAATTGGCGTGGCGTCTGCACTAAACACACCTGTACCAACTTGCATAATAGTGTTGTCAGCACGTAGGAAATCGTCTCCTACAACAAAAATTCTAAATGTACGATCAGCAGTAGTATCTCCATCTGTAACACTTACTGTAAATTGATAAAAGCGATTTAACTTTCTAGGAACCTGCGTTGGTGTTGCAAAGTCGTAAATTGTAATATCGTAATAAAAGCTATCAAAGCCTTGTGCGCTTTGAACACTAAAATCATAAGGATATCTATCAAAGTTGTTTTCGTCGTATACACCACTCTTGGCTTGTTTTTCTAATGCAAGTACAGGATCGACAACACCTACTAGTTTACCATCTCTTGTTAAAGTAATACCTGGAGGCAGTTCTCCTCCATTTGATCCAATAAAGTAAACTAAACGTTGACCTGAACTAGTATCTCTGTCAATAACTTGTAGTTGATATTCAACAGGAGTACTGTCTAAGATAAAATATGTTTTGTTAGGACCAATGTCAAGTAAATCTTCTGGAGTAACCCATTCTGGCTCGTCGGCGCCTTGTACTTCAATAGAATATGTTCTATCTTGTTTTAAACCGTTTAGTTCGCCGCGTAGTACAAATCTGTATGTGGTGTTCCTCGGAACTTCAAAAGGAGTACCTTCAATTATAGTTCCGTTTAAACGCATTCCTTTAGGAAGATCTCCACTGTGAAGCGTTACAGTTGCTCCAGCGTCAACTGGTAGTGCTACTGTTGTTGTAATTCTTTCTTGTAGAATTGCTAATTTTGTTCCAGAATTTTTTGTCCAAATTGCCATCTATACGCTCTCCGTATAGTATTTATCGGCATTAGCTAAGAGTGCCAAGGTCAATGTTTACGTCTCTAATTTCGTCGCCGATAAGTCCGCCTGCATCAACTGGATAATCGCTGATAATATATTCTATAATAGAATTGAACTGTCTGTTAATGATACGACCAAAATCCCAATCTGTATCAAAATATTGGTGTATATCTCGAATATCAATACCGTGTACTAGACCAGTAAGGTTACCTAAAAAAGAACCAGATGAAACAGTATCAACATTAACAATGTTATGTTGATCAGCATTAAGTGGACCACCTAGTCTAGGATTAGTATCTTGTTGTACAAGATTAGTAGGATCAATATCAAAAAATACTGCACCGTTAGCAGACGATGTTGTAATGTTTTGTCTACCTTCTAGTTCAAGATGATTAGTGCCGTTAACAGTTAAACTGCCGTTTTGAGTTAAAACTAAGAAACCCGAAATGCCCCCGGTTGAACTAATTGTAACAGTTTCGTTGTTTGATGTAATAGTTGTGTTTGAGCCAGGCACAAGTTTTTTAAACTGTAATGTATTGTTTACAGTATCGGCATAAATCCCTTGTCCAGTTATACCTATGTTAGAAGCACTTAAAGGAATTTCAACTACTCTGTCGTTTAAGTCTGTAAAGTTGTCGTTTACTTTAATAAATGCTTCACGGAGATCGTCACCTGTCCCGTCATTTGCAATGTTACCTACGTTAATTGTTTGAATAGCCATTTATTGTCTCCGTTTTATATATTTATCTGTTCCTAAATCTAATACTTATTGCACCACGTAAGTTTAAAGATCCTCTTAATATTCGAACAGGGTCGCCAATAGGAGACGGTGTACTAATAGTATACGGTGCAAGATATGCAACTCTTGCTTCTCCACCTTGAAGTCTGTTACGATCACTCCATTCAGAACCTTCAGCTGTAGTTCCTCTAGTGTCATCATAAAAATCTGCACTATCCTGTATCTCTACACTATCTTGTATCCAGCTGCGTAAGTCTTCGTAAGTCCAACCTCTATTATACTGTAATACAGTTGCTAAAAACCCTGCTGCTACAGGACACGCTGCTGATGTTCCACTGAATCGTGTATCTCTACAATCGGATGAAGTTGATAGTCCGACATAACTATCATCAAAACGTGCAACATCAGTTCCGTAAGTTCCTACGGTTGCTGCTAGTGTTCCATCTGCCGGGGCATATAAATCAATTGCGTTCCCCATATCGCTATAGGTAACTTTACGCTCTTTAGGGCCTGACGCAAATGCATCGTCTAATGCGCCAATATTAATAGCAGGAAATTTAACAGTTGTATTGCCTCGTGTTGTCTGGCTTTCTGTTTTTCCTATGTGTTGAGGGAAACCTCGGCGATTAATAGTACCAGAAACTTCGTAACCAAATTCAAAATATGTGTCATTATAGACATTAGCTGTGTTAGGACTTCCTGAAATATGATTATCATAATTAGGATCATCTGGATTTGTTTGCATTTGTCCCGAGTTACCGGCAGCAGCAACAAATATAAATCCGCTATCAACTAATTCTTTGCCTGCTTCGGTCATTGAATTATCAAGCATTTCGCTTTTCCAACGTCCGCCATCGCCGTCTACACCCATATATCTCATAAATTCTGGTTCATTGGATTGCGAATACGATACACCGTTAGCAGCGTTCTGGAACCAATAATAATTATCTCCCTTATCTGCTCTAAAGCCCCAGCTGTTAGAACCTATAGTTGGATCTTTAGTTCCGTACAACGAATTAATTGGTTTGTATTGATGAAATATTTTACAAACATCAAACCCTATTTCAAAACTACCAACATTATTATTACTATATAAGTTTAAGTGCCATTTGTTAGCATTGTAAGCCCATCCGTGTGTACGTCCGTAAATTAGACTTGCACATTGAGTTCCGTGATCTGCATTTGCACTTGTTGGATATGTTGAATTAGAGCCGTGGCAACCATTTCTAGTATAGCCGTTGTTTACTAAAATATTTCCAAATCCTGCAAACTGTGCAGAACGTTGTGTGCTATCTCTCCACCAAGATCTTGCAGTATTTTCATCTGGTACAGTTGTACCATCCCATCTTGTAATCAATCTATTGCCTGGATCTGCATTAAACCAATCTGGATCGATATAGTAAGGTGCATCCAATACAACATCTAATACATCACAATAACCTTCACCTGGAAGAACGTTCCCGCCGACATAATCTCGAGGACTTATTGTAGCACCGGCATCAAAGGGCACTCTGTTTGGATTAATAAATTCAACGTGACCAATCCAAGTGCCATTATCCATACAAATAATATCAACATTTTCACCAGCACCTTGCGCTGTTGGATTAGCATCAATGTAATCAGTATTTCCTAGTCCTCCGCTAATCCAAGGATTCCTTTTTTGTTTACAACGTAGTAGTTGGCTACTAGCACGACCTACGTCGGCCGGAGTGTCTTCTGTGAACGATCCTAGTATAGAGCCGCTGTTTGCCCAGAACTGCCAGTTTTTAACTGTAGTACCATTTGCATATCTACTATAGTCTACACCTCTTACATCCATACGCAAATCATCGTCTGTTGCATTATAAATTTCTGGATATCTTGCAGGAGTTAAATTAATAAATTTTATTCGAGCATCACTTTTAACAGTAGTTGCTTCTTCTTCAGTTAGTAAAAATTCTCCTCTAGTAGGACTATGATCTGTGTGATTTTCACAGACAACATTTCTACCAAGTAAAGAACCAGTTGTTAATTCTGTATGGACTTCGTTAAACTGTTCAGTAGTATGTGTGCTTAGTGTATAATATAGTTCGCTCATTAATCACCTTAATGCAAGTCTACCCAAGAGCCGTTTGCATAGCCTTGGAATTTATTAGTTGTGGTATTATAAATTGTATCGCCATTTTCGGAAGTTAGTGCATCTCTTTCAGCAGTTGTAAAACTAGCCATTTTAAATGGACTTTGAGTTATTTCAACTCTATCTGTTGCTGTTAGTAAAATATTACTTGTTGAAAATACTTCAGGAGCATCAGTAGAATTAGTTATAATATCACCGTTAACTATAAGATCATTATTTACAGAAACACTATTATCAACTTCAAGATCGCTTCGTATACGAACCGAAGGCGTAATAGTAATTTCACTCGAATCGTCTGTATCAATGTTACTTGCAGATAAAGTAAAGTTTCCAATAGTATCTTGGTTAACATCTCCAGGTTGCCATCTACTATTAGAATCATTCCATACCAATGCTTGTCCATTAGTTGCACTTGCCTGGTCTAAGTATTGAGTAAAGATGATCTCGTTTACAGCATCTACCATAATTGATAGACCATCTATGGTATTTACATTACCATTAAGATTTGCTGTAATATCGCCGCCAATTACGTTTCCCGGAATAACTCCTGCTACTGCATCAACTAACACAGTGCTATCGTCGGCAAACACACTACCAGTAAGGTCGCCTTGGATATTTAAAATATTAACAAATCCACCACTAGCACTACTAATGTATACGTTTTGGTTTGCAGCAATAGTAATATTTCCTGATGCACTTGAAATACTGTTAGTTGTAATTGCTGCATTAATATTATCTAGTGCAACACTATTACCACCACTGATACTTAAATTTTCTCCATCATATGAAAGTGACTGGCTGTCTGTTTCACTTGATATAAATCCAGTATCGTTTACAAACTGACTTAGTTTAGTTGGGGTATTCTGTACTTCAGCGTATGTAACATTTGCTGTCCTCCAAGCACCTGCATAAAATTTTAAAAACTTATTTTCTGCATCACCTGAAATAATAACGTTCTGTAGTTCTTGAATGTTCTTTTCACTTAGGTCAACACTAGAACTTAAACTCTGTGGTTCCCATTGTGTGTTTATGTTGTTCCAACGTAATATGTCTCCGTTATTTACTGGTACGTTAAGCACGTCAAATAATTCAAAAGTTCTTGTTGGAATTTCAGGTTTATTAGTTAAATCGTTGTAGCTACCACTAAACAATACTGGTGTATTATCTAAATCGTGATAACTACCAGTTGTTGCTACTGTTGCTAAACTAGTTCCATTAACAATTACTTGTCCCGCTGTAATTGTTCCAGTAGTTGTAATGCTTGTGGCGTTAATTATTGCCGAGCTAGTTAAATCTAAGTTATCACCTGCTGGTAATTCTTTAATTTTGTTTTCGTCAGCTGTATCAACTATTAGTGGTATTCTGTCTGTCATTATGCTTTTCCTACGACTACTTCAATTACACCCTTGTCATCTGTGTCTTTAGATTCAAGGGCCTTACCTATTACTGTTCCTATTCCTGGACTATTGTTAACAATAGCATATCCTGGAATTGCTGATGTTACTAGCATATCACCTTTTTGTACTCTTCCAAGTACTTTACAAGGTACACGTCCGGCAAGTGCAACTTCTACTGTATTTACCGCATCTAAATCGTTGTTCATTAAGTAAGCTGGATTTGTTGAAACAACACCTGCTACTCTATGATCGCCTTTGGTATTAGTTACAGTAACTTCAGCATCTCCTCCAAACACTAGTACAGTACCTGGTTCGTATTCTGCGTCACCTACATACTTCTCTGCCAAGTCAGCATATTTTGCTGTTGTCGCAACACCGTTAAATGTTTGTGCATATATTGTGCCAAATCGTGTACCGCTTGCACCAATGTTTCTAGTTCCATTACCGTCAGCTGCGATATTAGAAGCTACAGAACCATTAAACACAATATTATCAGCCGCTGCATTACCTAGGTTAATAGCTCCGTTAAGATTTGTTGTGCTTGTAACTGTTAATGTACCACCAACTGTGGTGTTACCATTGTCAGTGTCAACTACAAATCTGTTTGTTGATGTTGATCCGTCTCTAATTCTAAACAAGCTATTTGAAGCATTAACATATAGGTTACCTTCAACAGTTAAATTAGCAGTATCAATCTCAACGTTTTCTGTCATTTTGATTGAGCTGTCTTTAACTATAATTCTAGGATTGCCGCCAGTAATTAATAGTACTGTATCTGCCGCAGCATCAGTAAAGCCGTTTCCTGCACCTAAACCAATACCTGTAGTAACGTTTGCATTACCGCCTGATTCACTTGCTGCTTCAATAAAGTTAGTATACATCCAGGTAGACGCAACATAACTGCCATCAGCAAAGCCGCCAGTTAAACCTGACTTAGCAGCTGATTCATTAAATGCTGTGTTACCTGCGTTATTAGTAATTCCACCTAATACAAGATGTCCTGGAACTTGAACTTGTAAATCTGCACTTGTACTACCTGCTGCTGTAAATACGTTTGCACCACCTGGTGTTTTTACAGTTAATGTTGAAGTAGAACTGTTAACTAATACTGTGTCAAATCCACCAACCTTAACACCTTGGCTGTCAATTTTACCATTAGTATCTCGTCTAACAATAGTGTCACCATCTGTACCAATTGAGATATCAGTTGTTGCATAGTCACCGTCTGCTAGTCTAATTAATGCACTACCAAGTTCTGTTATTGCTACAGCACTATCTGGAACACCTAGCGTAGATGTTAGTGTTGTGTCAGTTACAGTTCCTGATTGATTAAAGTTTCCGCCTGTTACGTCTTTAACGTAAACAGTAGTTTCCAAACTAACAGTACCTTGTGCAGTTCCGCTTACACCGCCTTGTGTAATAGTATCGCCGTCATTAACACTTACAGGAGTAAGGAATGTTAATCTAGTAACACTAGAATCTGACCATTCTCTATTGTTAAAGTCTTTGTCTTCTAATCCTGCGCCGAACTTAGCAACATCGCTAAAGCTAATTGCACTTGCATCTCCTGAACCTGATGCTGTTCTACCATATAATTGATACTGTGTAAGATCTGGAATTTCAGCAAATACGATACCATTATTTTTAATTCTTACATAACCGCTTGAAGTTTCAAAGTTGTCAGCACTGAATTTTGCAAGACCTAAATCTGCTTGTACTTTAGGGCCAGTCCAGCCTGTTGATTCAACAAACGTATCTGCTGTCTCCATAAGCAATTTACTTTGACGAATGTTTGCACCGCTGTTAACATCGTTATCAACAATACTGTCTGCTACATACTGCAAGTTAATTGTTGCACCACTTGCATCTCGTTCAACAGTTAAATCAATATCTGTGTAAGTTGCATCTGCTGCACTACCAACTTTCTTAGTTGTTGCATTTGCAATTTCATCAATTGGACCATCTGAAATTGTAGCAAATACGCTTTGTCCTGGTTTATCGTATAATGTTTCGCCAATTACAAATTGTCCTGCATCTTCAGAGTAAGTAACAATAATTTGGTTACCTAATAACGAATCTGTAATTGGTTCAATGTCAATAATTGTTCCAAGTTTAGTTGAACTATTTTGTAGGCCAATTTCGTCACCTACGTTCCAGTTGCCGCCTGTTGTTGGTGTTAAGAAAATTCTCTTATAACCTGTTGCTACAACAACATCGCTAGTTGCAATATTGTTAAATTCAATGTTACGTAGATCTTCTAACTGATCATAGTCATTAACTTTGTCATCAACGTAGTTTTTGTTTGCTGCCGCAGTTCCATCTGAACCAGGTAATGCTAAGTTAGTGATATTGTTTGTACCCATATCAATATCACCTTCCATTGTACTACCGCCGTTCAATGGTAGGAAACCAACACCTAGTCTGTTACCAGCTGGAGCAAGTTGAATTTGTGATCCTGCACCCACGTTCCAGCCTAGCACACGGTTAATATAACCGACAATAGCTTTTTCAGTCGGTACTGCCTGTCCTGAGTTATCACTCATCGAGTCATCTGCTGAGAACTCGTTGATTGTAACACCACGCTTAAAACCTAGTGAGTTAGCGTTTGTAATACCAATCTCACCAGCAAACTCAATGTCGCCAGTTGACTGGTCAACGCTGAAGAACTTACCTACACGGAAGAAACCATATTGGTCAGTTGACATCCAGAACACACGCCCTTTACGTCTTTCCCAAACTTGGGCAGTTGTAGCAGTTGGTGCATCAGAATAGCTATCAGCAAGATCGTTTTCAGGATCACCTAAAATAACGTTTGGATAGTTTGAATCATTAAATCCACCAGTACCAATTTGTGTAAAGTCGTGTGATGTAGCACGACATAGTGAAATAGCAATAGTAATCTCAGCAGTTGCACCGTCGTCTAGACCACAATAAAGTACTCTGTCACTTGCTGTAACTGCTACTGCAACACCTGCGCCACTAAATCCACTAATGTTTGTTCCTTGGTCTTCAATAGTAATATATGTAAATGCACCTGAAGAATCATAATCGATTACTCTATGTGTTTTACCGTACCAAGTAAACAGCATACCACCTGTGTATCCTGCGTCACCAGGTTGTCTTCCTGCAGTATCTCTAGTAATTCTGATTACATCTTTTGGATTTGGAATAGGTTTAATAGCAATTTTAGTATCACCTTGTGTTCCGCCATAGCCGCTACCTAAGTTTGCTGTGTCAATTTCTGGAATAACATATCCAAAGCCAACTTCAATACCACTGTAAATTTCATCTGCTGCTAGTGGCTGTTCAAATGTATCAACATTCTGGAAGCTCAAACTACGATATGTAATATCGTCACTTTCGTCAAAGTTAATAGCAGTTGAAGGACGAGTTACTAGCTTACTTGGTTCTCTAACGCCATCAAATGATAGTGTAAAGTTATGTCTGTATTCGATAATTGCTCCGTTTGGAACTGTGGCTCTCAAACTACCAAAGAAGTCAGTAGCACTGACATCGTCTGCTCTAAGATCTAGTCTGTAAACTCTGTTACTGTATACACCACCAACTGCAACAATATCATCAACACTATTACCGTCTACACCATCATTATCAGTATCTGACATATTAGTTACATTAGAAATAACATAGTTTAAAACACCAACTGATCCACCGTGGTCAATAGTAATTTGAGAGTTAATTGTTGGAGTGTAACGCATATCAGTTACAAACAATGAACTTTCTTCAAAAGCGTTAGGTGTATCAACAGTCGTGTATGCTTTTGCAGGCATAACCATTGGATCTTTTAGTGTAACTTGGTCTGGAATTTCGTTAGGATCAGCACCTTCAGCAACAAGACCAAAGAAACCATAACCATTAGAACCGTTTAGTGAACGAATCTCTGAACCGTTCTTAGCATAGTATGCTGCTTGACAGTAGTATGTGAACATAGACACCATCTCAGAGAACGCACCATTGTTTGTAACAAGTCCGTAACCCAAGTCGTTGATCTGTGTAAAGTCGTTTCCAAGCATACTTCTGTTACCAGCAGTTTGTAGGAAGATATCTCTGTAGTACAATCCGTCTGGGAATTGTGTTTCATCATAACCAGTGCCGTCGTTTGAGTCAGCATCTAGATAAATTTTACACCAGCCGTTTCCTGAGTCGTAGTCTGAAATAGCGTTAACCTGATAGCGTCTACCTTCTACATAGAACGGACACGGTAGTTCTGGTGGACGAATAAACAAGCCTTGTCCTTCTTCGGAACGTACCCAAAGTTCAAAGTTACTGATTTTACCATTTTCTACACCAGTACCTGGATTAATTGTTTGTGGAATATAAACTGGAATATTACCAGTAAACGCATCAACATACATACCACCTCTAAAGCGTTTTTCGTTATCACTCTTAGAGAAGCTTGAACCTGTTTGGATATATGGTGATTTAGTTAGGATCTGTCCTGCAGGATCAAGTACAACCATAAAGCCGCCGTGTCCTTGTACTGTACAGTTACGTACAATAGTAGCATCACTCATCATAAACACATCCATACCGTCATCATCATTACGTTTAGGTGGATTGTATGCAGGATCAAATGCAAATGTAACTAGATCAACTAATCCGTCTACAAGTGCTACTGTTCCTGTTTCTGCTGTGCCTAGTGAAATATCAGGTTCTTGATTAACGTTTTGTGCAGGAGCAACACCTGCAAGTAGGTCTCCTGACAGTGTTGAAATGTGTTGTATTGCTGCGCTAGTAATTGTTGCTTGGCCACCAAAGCCTGCAGACCCGTCATTTTCGTCAATGTTAAATGAATTGATATAATTTGAATAGTACTCGCCTTGTGCTTCTAATGCAAATTCTTGTCCACCTCTAATCAAGTCTTTAATGACAGCATCAACAATTAACCCTACATCTCTGTAACACTTACCTGAATCGTAAATGAATACAATGTTGTCGTCTAAGTAAGTAATTACATTATCAACGATTGTGTTTGTGCTTGTAAGAATTTGGTTAGCTGCATTTTCTGTGCTATCTGTAACCCAAACAATTGAAGGTGCTGTTTCTACTGGAAGGTTATCTAAATCGCCTTCGCTAATAACAGTCTCGATAATGTTTACAAGACTGTTTACTTGAGTACCTTCAGTTGCAGATGCGTTGTTACCGCTTGTATCTTGAGTTTCAAGGTTACCAGTAGTTGGTGTAACTGCTACACCCCTAACAATAGCATCAGCAATGTCGCCTAGTCTTTCATACGCTGCAACAGTAGCATCTCTTTCTCCTACACCTAGCTGACTTTGTGTTCCTACAAAGTAACTTTCTGCTGCAATTCTAGTTGCACTGTTACCGCCATATAAGATATCGTATGCTAGAGCATCAACAATTAGTCCTACGTCTCTTTCACATTTAGTAACATTATAATCTAGTAATGGAAACTGATCTTCTATCCAAGCAATAATTTCTTTTTGCATAAATGTTCTGTTGTTTACCAATCTTGTGTGTGCATCATCTGCATCAGCTGTTGGTAATGAACTTGGTGTTGGATAGACTAATGCATCAGGCGTGTTATTGTTAATAATATCAATAATCTCGTCAAACGCTGCATTTGATCTTGTACCTGCTGTAACATCTGCAACTACATTTGACAGGGCGTTTACTTCTGATCTTGCTTCGTTTAATGCAAGAATAGTATTAGCTCTTTCATATGTAAGGTTGTAAGCATTGTTTGCACGTTGATATGCTAAACCTGCTGTAACACTCTTATAGTTAGAACCAGTAGCAATATCATATGCAACAGCATCAAGAATTAAACGCAAGTCTCTTCTACAAGTATTTCTATTGTAAAGCAACTCATTTTTGTTATTGTCAATATAATGAATTACTTCTTCTTGAATAAATGTTTTGTTTAAGCTCATAACTTGAGCAGCAGTGGTATAGTTACCAGTGTTAACAAGAGTTGGTCCTGTATTTCTAGGTGCTTCGTTATTAGTTAGGTAATGTCTACCAAAGTAACCTTGCAATTCTCCTGTTTGGTTATAGAATGGTGCACCAGTTTGTGCTAGTGGAATTTCGTCAAATTCTTTATCACGGAAGAAATATGTATCTGCCCAAGGCGATTGTGATACACGTTTCTTAGGACGAATAATTACACGTCTAAATTCATCACCTTTTAATGATACGTTGTTAGCAAGTTTAATTGGTAAGTCTTCTTCGTAAATACCCGACTCAATAAAAATTGTAACTTGTTTCTGCTTAACAAAGTTTCCGTATCTTACTGTTTCATTAACTGAGAAGTCTTTACCGTTTAATTGGATAAGTTCAAATGTGTCGTTATTATCTTCTGTACCATCATTGGTTGTAATTTTTACAATACGACCTTCTGCACCTGAAATATTACCTACCATAATTTTACCAGGTAATGTATCTGTATTGTCTGGGTCTGCTTGGTCTACAAATGTTCTTGCACCATTGTCAAGTACTAGTTTGTAGTTCATACCATATACAAGATCCGGAGCAGCATCAATACCGTCACGCATAATATCAATGATCTGATCAAACTTACCACCATCGCCTGTAATAGCAAGTCTTGCAGTATCATCTGCGTTAGGATCATCAAATGTTTGAGCAACTTTAATGCTATCAAAATCTGATACACGATCTTGGAACACTTGACCTAATACGCCGCCAGCTGTATAAGGAGTAAATGTGCTAATGTCCCATAGTTCTAATAAATCTTTATCTTTGTAAAGTTCAATTACTTTACCATCTAATGCAATATCATCTTGTTCAATGTTTTTAACATAAGCAGAAAGTCCTTCAATTTCAACCATACCGCCCATATTTTTAAAGATTACTTGATCTCCGTCAACTAATCCGTGGTCTGTACTAGTTTGTACTCTAGCACGTTCATCTAAATCACCACTAAGAGTAATAAAGTCAATCTCTTTTTCATTGTATAGTTTATTTCTTAAAATAGCATCAACAAATAAACTTAACTGTGCAATAGAACCAAGTGTTTCTGTTTTTTGTTGGGTAATTGCAAGTCTGCCGCTTGTGCTTGAATAATATCTTTCAGCTGCTTGCACTGAAAGGAAGTTTGCTGTTAAACCTCTACGAATATCGTATTCAACTGCATCAAGAATTAATCCAGTATCTCTTTCGCACAAGTCAATGTTGTAAACAAAATCTGGGAATGTGTATTTGATCCAGCCACTAAGTTCTTCAATGAGATACTCTCTGTTGATCTTAATTAAGTCACCTGTTTGTATTCCGCCCCAAGTGTCTGTTCCTGCAAATCCTCTAGTGGTAACTTCTGCAGGGCTGTCTTGTTCTTCTTTAGTAACTGTTTGGAAATACGGTCCTGGTTCTGGTGCAGATGTTCTAATAATTTCTTCTGCACGTTTTGCCGCAGCATTAATTGTTCTGAATGCATAGTTTAGTGATGCACCTTCTTTACCTGGTGGTACACCAATCATTCTATCGTCGCCGTCTAAGCTAACAAAAATGTTTTGTGTAGACGCATATCCTGAATTGTCAACATAAAACTTAGTTGCTGCTTGTAAGTCGTCTGCACCATTTGGTTTACCAAAGCCTGCTAGTTCTCCTGGGTGATCAGAAAGAGTAAGGATACCTTCCATCACATCGCCTTGTCTACGAACAATGGCATCTCTTGGCATAGCAACATCGCTTAAGAAATTACCTTGTAATGATTCGTCTACACCAGTATCAACCATTTGGTGTACATCGTCGTCTGCTTTAATACCAGATACAAATGTTTTTGCTGCGTCAGCTTCTGTATCACTTACTAAAGAAGCATCATCTCTTGTTAAGAATACTGATAGTAAGTTTTCACTTACAAAACGTAAAAAGTATACTGGCTGTACAACACCTGTTGCAGATGTTTGTGCTGTTGCTGTAAATACTTCACCAACAGTACCGAACTTAGCACCAATTGTTAGCCAAGGCACATTGCCTACTGTTTTAATTTTATATGTATTTCCTTCTTGAATATCAGTAGCAGGAAGTTCACTGTTTAAGTTTGTTGGATCATTATAAACAGAATCAAAAACAAATTTTAAACCGTTAATACTTGTGTCATATCCGTGATCAACAACTTCAATATCACCATTTAGGTAACGTGAAATGTTTAATTTGTATGGATCTTGTGTTAGTGGTTCTGGCGCAACTCTAATAGGAAGTCCTGAACTGATATAACGTCTATCAGCATAACCCTTGTTAATAACAAGATCGTCAATGTTAATATTAGTATTATGGATATCATTAAACTGTTGTGCTGCTTCATTAGATACAGCAATGTTTGCAATAGCATTAGATGCAGCGTTTAGTGGAGCTCCTAAACTTGGGCTTGTATCGTCTGATAACTGTGTAAATCCTGTACTAATAATAAGTTTTCCAGGAACAGAATAGTTAAAAGTAATAGTGTCAACTGCTTGTGAATCTAACGCTTTGTTAGATGCTAGTTCAACTAAATCAAGTGCGCCACCGTCTGTTCTAACTAAAGGTACTGTATTTGGAAATAATGAATCTGGAGTATCACTTAATGCTGTAAACGAAATAGTTCCACTTTGTCCGAAAATAGCATAAATTTCTTGGAAGTTTTCGTTTACTTTACGGAATGATTCTCTAATACTATCGCCGGTGCCGTCATTACCCTCAACACCGATATTAATGTCTTGTCTTGCCATTTATGTACGCTCCACTATGGTTTTTGTGCTTAACATAGTTATTTATCGTATCGTTTTATAATCTTAATGTAAATACAATATGTTCATTCGAGAATACGTTTTAAAGAAATTATACGAACGTCCTAGTAAACTAGGAAAGATCCACAAGTACTATAGAAATGTTACTATGGTAATACTTCGTTGTGATAATTGTGGAACAGAGTTTGAAAGATCAAGGGGAAGTATGGATCCTAAACGTCTTAATAATAACTATTTTCACGTATGTAGTAACTGTGATGCAAAGGTATTTGCACAGAAAAAAGGTGTAGAGCGCAAGCAAATCTGGGATATGCCTGCAAGCTCTGACATTCCTATTAGCCAAATATAGAATCGTTAAAGTTTACACTAACGCCACATCCACAACTAGATTGTGCATTTGGATTTTGTATATCAAACATTGCTCCAATGATGTCTTTTTTATAATCAATAGTTGATCCTATTAAAAACATAACACTTTGAGCACCTACAACAAAAGCACAACCTTCTGCTGTTTTAATAACTTCGTCAGTATCTTCTAAGTCTGTCGGAGATTCTATAAGTTGCCAATCGTATTCAAAGCCAGCACATCCGCCGCCCTTGACATTTAAACTAACACCGTAGCATTCGTTCTCTGTTGCTAATGTGTTGATTTGTTTCTCCGCTGCTGGAGTTAGTTTAACGATCATTACTCAGACTTCCAAATAGTCCAAGCACCATATGCAATAGCAGCATATGCCATTAATGCAGCGATTGGCTTAAAGATCAAGAATGAAATTCCTGCTACTACTAGAATAACACCGTCTAATGTTGTACGCTCTTTGATTCGAGCATTAATCCATTTTTGTATCATTTTTATTTCCTCCTGTGACAATATTTAGTAAATAAAAGTTCCTATAGGAGAATATTATGATTAATTGGTTAAAATCACTTTTAGGTATTGGTAAAATTGTTCCGCACGATACAATGACTGTGGATGAATACAAACAGCACGTTGAAGAAGCTAAAAAACCTGCTGCGCCTAAAAAGAAAACAACTACAAAGAAAAAATCAGCTAAAACTAATCAAGACAAAGTACTGAATGCAATGACTAAAAAGGAATTGCTAGAAGTTGCTAAAGTTCACGGTATTAAAGCTAACGCAAGTCTTAGTAAGGCTGAGTTAGTTAAACGTGTTAAGAACGGTTAATAATAGCTGACTGTAATTGTTGAATTGCAGTATCTTGGCGAGCCAGCTTGCGTTCTAGGACGTCTATAGCGGCTCGCTGTTTTCTTGACTGCTCCTCCAAACTGCGAACATATTGAAGTGAAGGGAGTTCTTGAGAGCTACCATCTTCGCCTAGCATAGTAATGGTATCTACACCTTGTGCTTTTAGACCGCCTGTTACACGGTTAGGATTTTTATCAGACGACTTCTCTAATGCGGGTGTCTGTTTGCGTCCATACATTTTGTTCAAATAGCTCATTGTTCTTCTCCATATAGTATTTATATAGTGCAATGCTTGCTAGGTTCTTACACTTAGATTCTACCATAATATCGGCATAAGGCAAAAATTCTAATGCCCAGTCATTTACAGCGTTGTTCCACATAAAGTCACTGTGTGCTCTTAGTTTCGCTTTTTTGTATCCTTGTTCGAGTAGCGTTTGGAAATCGGGTCGAACATCTCGTGGTAGGTGTCCGATAAGGTCTTCCCTCGATACGGAATAGTGTACCACAGGGCGTACACCACGCCAGCTGTCCATAATGCGATTAAAACGCTCATCGCTAGGTCTAACATACTCTCCCCCACTATGGCACCAGTGGTGATGAATATCTAACACTAGTGCTACATATTTACTTAGCTCTAAGCTAGAATCGATACCCCATTTGTTTTCGTCGTTCTCAATAGTAATGCAGTTTCGTGCTTCTGGAGACAATCTTGGAAGGACGTCGATGATACCGGCTGGACCTTTTCTACCGGAGATGTGGACGTTACACTTGAAGTCTTGCCAATTCTGACCGTAACCCATCCACCGTATGACATTCGTGTGATATTCAAATTCTTCTATGCTCCTCTCTACGATTTCTTCACTATCCGAAGCAAGGACTGTAAATTGGCCTGGGTGCATTGAGAGTCGAACATCGAGTGCTCTTGCTGTTGCACCGACTTTTGCGAATTCTCTCTCGCAATACGCCACCACATCAGGACGCTGCCAAAAATAGCACCAGTCACGCTGGGTATAAACAGGAAGAACATCAGAGCCCAGTCGTACCATACGTAACTCTTGAGGAAGGCTTCCAACATACTCAATCAATCTCCCGTAGCTTGCAATATTATGTACCATAATATCCCACAAGCGTTGTTCAGCAACATCACGTGTCTGTCTGTTCAGCCACTGTACTGTTGTGCTACGAGTATTTAGCGGTCGTTGAATTTCTTCTAATAGCTTCTTTTTTTGTGTTTGGTCTGGATGCATATACTTGCAAGCAAAACCTATGCGTTGTACAGCCATTAAAATGTCCTTGCAGTGTTAAAACTTAAAACGTAACGTTCTTCTACAGTATTAATTTCAGTTTCGTGTTGTAACCAACTTGGGAAAATATACAATGTATTTTCTTGGGCTGGAAAAAAATTAAAGTATGTATTTGCTTCTGTTTCTCCTTGAAATACATCATTCATTCTATACATACTAATTGGACTATGAAATACTAAATGAGCACTACCGTTAGGCGTTTTAGGATAGTATGCTCCGCTTACAACACTGCCTTCGTGTCTATGCGGCTTTACTTTAGCACCCGGTCCCATTTGATTCATCCAGCTATTGCTAATAAACATATCACTAAGGTTGAGTTTATCTCTGTATATATCAACACAGTGTTGTAACGTTTCTCGCAGACCTGGATGGTCATCAATATTCCAACCGCCGCCTTCATAACTACTTGTTCCGCCGTCAACGAGAATATGTTTTTTTCCGTTGTAATTATCAACTAATTTTTTATTATCGATCTTGCCAGTAAGATCGTATGCTACGACAAGTGTAGGAAATAGATTATAGTCTTGATGTTTCATTGTATTAGTATACTTTCTTTTGCTATATAAGTCAAGTCCAATGTTTTACCACCCAAGGATCTTCACAGTTCTCTGGATTAGGATCTCCGTGGAATACACAAATACAACAACCTGCTGGCGGCTCACAGTGTTCTATAGTTCTTAACTGTCGTTGTCCGCGAGGCATATTATATTTTAAATCTCTAGTTTGTCTTACTTCCCACTTCCAACTTTGTATCCAGTTATCAGGATATAGTTGTGCAGGATTGTCTTCGTGTGTTGCATCATATAGCCAGTCTTGATCTCCATAAAATGTTTTTTGTATTGACTGTTGATTCTTTTTAAAGTTTTTCCATAAGTAATCTAGTTGTCCTGATTTAAATTTAATAACACTACTGTTATATTTAGGCCAGGTTGGACGCATCTTGCGAGTAAAATCTCTAATAGTACACCACTTGTTATCGCCAAATGTAAACAAGCCGTCTATGTTGTCTGCAATAACAACATCAAGGTCCATATAAAGGATAGTTCCTTTTAACGGCAAGTCATTTGAAAAGATGTATGGTTTGCACCACCATCCTGCTATTCCTGCTGGTAACTTAATTATTTTGACATTTGAATTAATATCTTTAGGATTGTCAGTTAAGCAAACAAACTCTATATCAAGTGTACAATTACGTTTCACCATATTATAAAGTTTGTTTACATATTCTGAACTATACTTTGTGCCGTGTTTAAGGCACAGCACATAGTATTTGTCCTTGATTAACGGATTGGCGTTATAAGGAATATCATATAAGCCAAGCTCTTGACCTTGTTTAGCTAGTTTGTCAAGAGCTTTACGAGCCTTACGCTGTTCCTTAGTTTCACCTTCGACATATTTTTTGACCAAGTCATACCTCGTAGATAGCTGAGTTTGCTCCGTGTTCAGCACATTCGCAACGTACACAATAACAACGATTGTCTGTTGCTTCACGTATGAGTTTGTCTGCAAAGTTAAATGCGTGTTCTGCAAACTTCTCTGCGCCAACACCGTCAAAGATTCTAATTTCTGCTAGACCAAA